AAATGGTATAGGTGTTTCTAATTTTCATGGTGGACCCGAACAAATATTTAAAACCATGTTTAAGAGAACTAATTTGCACAAGGTTGAAAAAAAAATTCAAGAATATGATAAGGATAAATTGGCACATTTATTTGATTGGTTTAGTGCGGATGTTCAGGAATGGGATAAAAGCATGACTGCAGGTGAAAATCTTTATATTTGTTTGAAAATGTTTTTAAAGATCGATTGGCAATATTTAATTAAGAAGGGAAGAAAAGAATTGATATTTGTTTATTCGTTGTTCATGTACTTTCAGAGATGGTTTATTGGTAATGTAATGTCCTTGACTAAAGATAGGAATGCCCCTCTGATAGGATATTTAGGTACTATGGCAAGTGGTACTTATTTGACGGCCTTTGGTAATAGTGAGGTTAATAATCTCAAAGCTACAACAGTTCAAGCTACTTTAACTGAGATTTATTTGCGTAAAGGAGGTGATTGGCAAGACACTATTATTGGTTCTATTTTAATGTATCTTACATATGGAGATGATTTAATTTTAGCCTTTTTGAGAGACTTGAGGGTTAAAATGAAAATAGACGATAGACAATTTGGAATTATTGTCAAAATGGCTTATAGAATGGTTTTTAAGGATGACTTTGTTACTACACCTTTTTTTACCGTTTTAAATCCAGATGGAAGTGTTAATGAATTTGGTGTTAATTTTTTAAAAAATTATTTTATTTTACTTGGTGATTCTATTTACACTTACCGTGCTGACAAAGATATCATTCCCAAAATTTTTGTTACTGCTCAGAATGTTAGTTCTACTAAACAACAATGTGTTAGGGCTATTGGTTTAGCTTTGGTTTGTGGTCAAAATAAAAAAGCATATGATATTTGTAAGATGTTGTATGATCAAAACAAGCCTAAGCAAAAGGTCATGATGGATGCTAGAACTCTTGATGGAGCCCACATGTCTTTTAAGGTGGCAGGCATTAAAAAGGAATTGGTAAATAAGGAGTTATTCATGCCTGATATGGTTTATATAGCCTCTAAACAAATTTTAGATTGGCAGGATAAAATTAATATTGATAACCATGATGAAGCATATATGGAAAGACATTTATGGCAAAATTGGTAAAATGGTTAGTCCAAATAAATAGGACCTATTAATATTATATAAAAAAAAAAAAAAAAAAAAAAAAATAAAAAATTTTATTAATTATATTAAAAATTAACCAAATAAAAAAAAAAAGAAATAAAGAAAATAAAAAAAAAAAAAAAAAAAAA